TTTTTATCGGGGGAGTTTCAGGTGGGGGTTCTAATTTTGGTGGTTCTGCAGGACCAGTCAGAATCATCTGTTCAGGTTCATAATTAATAGGGTCATAACTGGGAACCCCAGGACCGCAAAGCGTAACCACCCCTTTGGGGTCATCCCCAAATATCGTTGTGTTTGTTTCATTAGTTACATTCCGTGCTTCGACACAACCAGGCATATCAACAATGGGTAATCCAATGTTGGTGGTGATTGGAGGGTCAAGGGAAGATACTATCGGAGGTGGTAAAGTCTGTGACTCGATCTCCGGTATCCGTAACTGTCTTATCTGTATCGGTTTGATATCCATCTAAGTCACCTACAATAACCGACGCCTTTGATTGTAGCGTAGTAGGACATGGCTCACCCGCTACATGTGCGTAGGATGGTGAGGCGAGTAATAGTAAAAACCACATGGTTCATCAGAATGGAAGACCAGAAGGAATCGCTCCACCTGTTTTACCAGGGAGTTCAGGCATTGCACCATCGACCATACCAGGAAGCATACCCTTTACCGACTCTGATACACCGTTGATCAGTTGAACCTTGATATTATTGACAATATTATCTTTCTGAAAATACAAGGTGGCACCACCTACAACCAAGCCAAGGGATACAACACCCGAGAACAAGGCAACACCATTGATAATCTTTTGCATGAGACTATATCAGCTAGACTATGTATGATTTACATCACATGAAAAGTCTAATGATGCTCCATCGTATTCAGAGTTAGGAATAAAAACATCCCCACCACACACAGCACTTCTACACGAGCGTTCCGTGAATCCTTCTAATTTCTCTGAGGGCTTCGAGGTCCATGTTTTTTGTTCCGCCGTCGTAACTGTGTGCATATCCCTCCGTGATCATTTGTTCATTGAGGGACACGTCTGAGTCCCCAACGTATAACCAGCCCAGAAGACGGCCATATTTCCCAACGCCACCGTCAAGTTCAGTCCTAATAATGAGATCATCGTCACCAGCCACAGCACTCTCCAGTTTTTCCTTGAGCCAGTTTGTTGCGTCGATTCCAAGAGCCTTCTCCTCTAAATTTCGTGTTCTCTTCTCCGGCGTATCAACTCCTGCAACTCTAACTCTTTCTTTCTTGTATAGATCAAACCCAAGATCAATGGTGACATCAATAGTATCCCCGTCAACAACACGATTAATCTTCAAACAACGAAAGTTGTAACATGACTTCCTGCTCGGTGGTTTCATCTATCATCTCCTCATGAGCCATCTTTAGTATGTAGTAGATATACCCCAGAGCCATGAAGAAGCATATACCTACCATTGCATTTACCACAGGAACAAATTGTGTATTATCAATTCCCATATATCACTTGACGTGAATTCGTCCAATCATTCCTGCACCTTGATGAGGACCACAGAAGAAATCATAATCTCCTGCGTCTGAAAATTTGATATCTTGAACCTCACCAGGATTGAACATAAGGGATTCTCTTGACAGATCAGCTCTTCCCTCAACAATAATATTGTGAGGTGGAAGCATACCGTTCACAAAGTGAAGTGTTTCACCCACTTCAATAGTGATGTCAGATGGATCAAAAACTAGGTTACCGTTTGAACCCATCTTAACATCTACAGCCCAAGCAGGAAAGGCAAAGAAGAGTGTAGCCAGGATCGCAAAAAGAAATCTCATAGGTAAAATTACTTGACTACACTATCTATCACATCTTATATGAATCGTCAGACTTTTGTGTTGGAACAATAGTAAATGTTCCTGGTTCTACTCTGATGGTCTGACCAGGTGCGGTCTCAGATGCTTTCTTGATTAGATATTCCATATCTGCTCTAGTTACACCACCACCATTTGCTCCAGCTTTCTTACCAGCTTGAACACCAAATGTTGCTAGAACTCCAGTGAAGACTGAGGCGATGAAAGTATTGTCGAATTTCTGTTCTGGGATTCCAAAAGCAGGTGGTAATTTAATGTACGCCAACGTGAGGATTCCACCGCTCCATACAAGGATACCAAGACGGACAAAAGTAGATAGAATTGCCAGTTGTTCTTCCTTGTCATCGGTCGCCTCCTTGATCTTACCAAAAAAACCCTTCTTCTTTTTGGGTTCTTCCTTCTTAACTTCCTCTGACATGGTATCCATACAAGGCAATAATATTTAGAAAAAAAGGGGCCATTTAGCCCCTTGCACCTTCGTATGCTGGTGTCATCATACCACCGTCAGGTGGTCCATCATCTTCATCTCTACTGGCAAGAGCCAACATAAGGAAGTATGGAGTAATGATGAACACTAGTGTTTGAAAAAGTGTCCAATCGTATGTCATTTATCGGTCCCCTTCACTACTGCAATGATGGGAATCAACATGAGTAGTGCTGCTCCAACAAATCCCATCACACTACACCGGGAATGATTTGTCCGGTAAATGCATAGACCAAGCAGATGCTGATGAAGCCCATCATTGCTGCACGGCCATTAGCTCTAAAAAAGATGTCGGCGTTACTTGCGTTTTCCATTATCAGAATACTCCGGGGATGATCTGTCCGGTGGTGCTGTATGCACCGATGGCTGCGATGACACCCAACATGGCTGCCCAACCGTTAATGCGTTCTGCTCTTTCGTTCATTGTTTTTCTCCAAAGTGTTGTTGTAAATTACTACTCTGCCATTTTCGTGAGTGAAAATTAATTCATCATCGTGCCCCCAACAGAGTTCTTGATACAGGGCATTCAGTCTCTCCATGTCTTCATAGAGTTGGTTTGGGTTTGGCATTTATACAAACTCTCTCCCTTGGAAAAATACACCTCTATATTGTATATTTTTACCTAGGATTGTCAAGTTGTTTCAGATCCCAAACAAACCAAAGAAGAACAAACTTCCAGAAGTTACGTAAGAAAGGAGTCCAGCGACGAAACCCAACATGGCTACACGGCCATTCAGTTTCTCAGCTTTTTCGTTATGTGTTTCATAACCATAACGTTGGGCAGCAACGGGATCAATATACATTCTGGGCTCTTTTGCCCACATGTTTTGTTGCCCTTGATCATTAGAACTAACAGTCACTTTACTAACTCCTGTGAAGTATTGTTACATTATATATAATTTCTTTACATTTGTCAACACCGTCAGTCTTGAAACTGGCACACATTAGGGTTGTTTCTGCAATATTCCCTGACATAACCATGAACATCATGCTCTATCCTGTGGTGGTAGGAGATATGCATGAGTTCTATAAAAGCTAAAATACCCGCACTACCCAGGATAAAAAGGGAGAATGGGTGAAAAAGAATATTAGTTGTTTTCTTCATAAGGAGAGTTGGGATAACCGGGAGGACACATAGGAACTTGATAGGGATCAACCATTACAAAATCAACAACGCTCTGAGACACCTCTACAGGTCCTTCATCGACCCATAGTGAGGGCATATCCAAAAATACTTTACCGTCTGTCTGAGACGGTGTGACACTCCTTACACAGAGTGTAGGTAAATCATAGTCCATAGAAATTTAATAGACAATAAAAAAGGGAGCCGAAGCTCCCTGTATTATAACACGGAATCCGTGAATCAGAAGCTGAACTTAACACCCAGCTTACCACCTACGTTCAGGTCATCGAAGTCCTGGTCAACAGTCAGCATGGAGAGTTCGCCATAGGCACCGAGTCTTTCGGTGATAGCAACGGAAGCACCAACCTTACCGGAGATTTCGGTTTCGGTCTCTTCACCATCAACAGATACCAGAGCAGGACCGCCTTGGACATACCAAGCAGCGGAGTCACCCAGGTCACCCTCATAGCCGACATGCAGATCGGTTACAGCACCACTGTAGTCATCACCGACCCAACCAGCGTTGGTTTCGACATTGACGTAGGGACCTGCAAGGGCAGCGCCTGCGGAAAGTGCGGAAGCAGACAGAGCTGCGAATACAGATTTGAACATTAGTTTTTACCTCGTTTTTTACTTGTGGAATGGTTACCCACAGATGGAAAGGGATTCGACGTATCCCTGTATACCTTTTTTGACAAAAGGTTAAGTATATATACTCCTCAAGAACTTGGAGGAGTATTTTGTTGATTCTCTGACGGCTCTGATACTCTACCAAGGTAGGGATCAAAATTCATCAGTTCATCAATAGGCATCTGGGCTCCAGCCTGTGACCAGAAGTGAAACTGAGCTTGATAGTTGCTCTTGTGGAATACCTCCACATGGTCCTGGTGTATACTAGAACCCAGTTCTGTCTTGTATAACAAAAGGGGAATGGCGTAAGTGTTACCAGAGTTGTAGATGAGATCATCAGCAACTGGTCTTGGTCTTACATCATTATCAAGTTTGTACTTATTACCCCTACAGTGAAGACGTATTAACTTCTCTGCATGGTGCCTCGTAATTAAGTAACATGCCGTAGAGAATTCATTGACGAATCTCTTGTGGATTTTGACGTGGACATCACCTGTACAGATAATAGAAATCTGACAAACATCCCAGTCATAAGGAATCTTACCATAGAAATCTCTCCATGTAAAGTCCCAAAATTTTACAAGATCTAACTCACAATCATCCTCCATCATGATTGCGACTGGTTCACCACTCTCATAGAACTCCTTGATAGCCTTAAGATGTGATGTCACACAACCAATCTCTCCTGACTGACACATATCAGGATACCTACCCTTCAGAATGTCTCCTAGATCGTCTTCACGACCATCGTAAGCAGACACACGGGTATAGTTATCAATCTCCCAATACTTAAATTGGTTAGTCATATACTCCCAACGTTCTGGTTGATCATCAAGGTTGATGCAATAGATCTTGGGAAGACCTTGAAGTTTATAAGCAGCTTTGTTTCTGTCCATCAAATAGTCTCCCAGTGTCGGGGGTATAAATCTTTGGTGTTTAAGTGAGAGTTGTTAGGTCCAAACCAGATCTTAGGAGCAATGACTTTACCAGTGTTTGCCAACCATGCACCCCACCATGAGAATGATGAGTTGGCAATGATGAAGTCACTACATTGTGTCATAAGATAGAGATCAATGTAGGGACTATTTCCTCTAGAGATAATGAATCTATCTGGTTTGAATAGTTCCTGTTCTGTAGCCCACTCAGGATCGTCTGTGAAGATGATTACGTCTCTCCTTACCTCAAACTTACTTAACGCCTTCTCGTACCATTCTAGGGGGAGATTGTGGTGATTACCACTATTGATGAGGAAATCCCCACGACGTATGTGTAGAGCGATAGGATCGTCGAATACACTTTCTACAATCTCTTTACACTCATCCACAAATGGTTTCTTGAATGTAAAGTCCTTTCGGATCTCATCAGAGATATGTTTGAAGTATTTCTCTGTCTGAAAGAATCCAAATAGGTTACAGTTGTCTGGACATTTATCGAATAGAGCCTTGTCAAATTCAAAACCACACTCTCGGATGTCCATTGAATTAATCATACCTCTTTTACAGTCAAGTGTAAAGGGGACATCCAATTCAATGTGGAGTTTGTTACCAATACCATCATCAAATATCTCATTGTGATCCGGGATACAGAAATCGTATCCATGATGTGCGGCAATACCTTTTGTCGAAGCATATTGGAACATCTGGTTTCCCAGTTGTCCTAACTTACCGAGATAATTAAATCCAATCATCTTTCATTGCGTTGAATACTTTACCGATACCGTCCTGAAGGTTGGTTGTAGGTAGCCACCAGTCTTTAATAAACATATTGGCATCATTTCTTTTGTCAAGTTGAACACTATCCTTAGCAAGACCAGGTGTAATCTTGATAGGTCTACCGATCAGGTTGAACTGACCCATGATGATAGCGGCAACTTCTTTGATACTAGAGGAATTAAATGATGTGATATGTAATGGGTCTTCAGATTTGAAGTCTGTATAGTGCTCCATGATAGTCTCAAGAGCTTCACAACAATCCTCAGCATACAGGAACTGTCGTTCTTCTGTACCATCCGTCATCATATCAAAGTCACCAAACTCAAACCCTTTACGAATAAAATCTGTAATAACATGTGACTTTTCGTGGTCTTTCTCGATACCGTATACATTCCAGAACTTGACAGTCAGACCACCAAGTGTAGAGGTATACATCTCACCGACCCTCTTCATCACACCATATGGAGAGTGAGACATGTTACTCATCTGAGAAGATGCAAACACAAATCTCTTCTTGTGTTTCTGCAGAAGACCAAACACATTGGCCATCATTCGTGTATTGTTATCAATAAACTTGAATGTGTGTTGATACTTCTTGAGGTATCTAGAACCACCAACATCAAATGCAAGGAAGAATACAAAGTCTGCTTCCTTAACACAATGTTCTAACCATGTACTTGGAATAGCTGTAAGGTTATACTGTGGTCCGAGATTTTTATCATACTCAGTGACCTCATGACCCCTCTCACGAAGATAATCGGTGAGGTATGCACCGATCTGACCACTTGATCCTAGGTTTAAAACTTTCATACGGCAGGAACTGAGGGAACTACGGGAATCTCTTCGTTAAACGTTGCCCAGTCAGTATCAAATTGTTTGATACCTTCACGGGTAAGAACATGATCATACATCTTCTCAAAGATAGAAGGAGGCATGGTCACAATGTCAGCACCATTATAGAATGATCTTACGACTCTTTGTACAGATCTTATTGAGGCAGAGAGTACTCTAGTACGAATGCCATGAATACGATACAGCTCCACGATAGAACGTACCACTTCAAGACCCGCGACACTTTGATCATCCAATCTTCCAACGAACGGCGAAACATAGTAAGCTCCAGACTTGGCAGCAAGAATTGCTTGTGCGGCACTAAAGATAAGAGTCACGTTGACACGGATATTCTCTTTTGAAAGTTCACGACATGCAAGTAAACCTTCGCGAGTACAAGGTACTTTAATAGTACATACTTCTCCAAACTCTTCTACCAGGTTATGTGCCTCAGCTACGATGTAGGGTGCTTCTCCCACAATCTCCATGGAGATATCTTTGACACCCATCAACATCAGTTCACGATATACATCCTGTGGTTTACGACCACTCTTCATGATAAGAGTAGGATTAGTTGTCACACCGTCAATCAGACCTGTACCGAAGTGACGTGCTACCTCAGCATTATCAGCTGTGTCTAGAAAAAGTTTCATAGGTATTTCTGTAAGTAACTTTGATTAGAGTAATATTCAATAAGTTGTTCTTTTGTCATTCTCTGTATCTCCTCCCATAGATCATTATTAGATTGCATATGTGGATTGGTGAACCAAGAGTTCTCACCACGAGCATGTTCTAGATGATAGATGAAATTAGATATACGTCCGACATTATATCCTAACTTTTGATATCTGTATAGTCTTTCCTTATCCTCAGGTGCATATGCCTTGAAGTTTTCATTCTCCATACCACCTTCAATGTAGACGGATCGTTTGAAGAACTGCACCCACCCCGACTGTGCGTCATAGATTTTGGAGTTTGATTTGAGGATGGCATAGTCATAGTTCTCAAGAAAGTCAGAGACTACATCATCAGATGGTTTAACTTGATACTGATAGTTACCCCATCCATAGGGGTAGACAACATCGTAACGACCATCCATGATCATGTCATATGCTTTCTTCATCGAATCGATAGGAAGTATCGCATCACAATCATAG